CAATGAAAAAGGATGGCACGCCCCGTAATAGCCGAAAGACCAAAAATAATACAGTCTTCAACTTCTCCATGATGTTTCTTAAGGTCATAGAGATATTCTCTCCTGATTTGTGCGTACTCTGGTGGTATGTTTGCATTTAAGTAAGCCATAATTTATCATTTTCCTTCTATATAAACAATATTAATTAACATACGTCTTTTTGAATCTGTGCAAGTAGACCCAGTGTGTTTTTCATTAGACTTAAAAATTAATATTTTATTGTCCTCACTTTTTATCTTTTTATTACCTATTTTACAATATCCATCACACTCATTAAGAAAAAATACCGCAGATGTGAATCTATCATCAGCATCAACATGCTCTCCTGTTTCTATAATTTTAGAGGTTCTAGTGTTTAAATTTGCTTTTATTCTTAAAAATGTAAGAGCTTTTAATTTAGAGAGTAATGGGTTTAAAATGTTTACAGTGCTATTAGTCATGCCATTATTTAAAAATACGTGAGTAAATTGAAAAGGACTGTTTTTATCTGTTATGAGTGAAGTTTCATTAAAATACCAAGGAAACTCACCAGAGGATATTGCTTCCTTAATTTGTTGATAGTCTTTTAAATCTAAAAAATTCTTTTTTATTATCATTTAATGCTACCCCAATTATCACCCTCTTCATAATCCACTTTATTAGGAACTTCAAGTGTCACCGTTGATTCCATTATCTCTTTTACTTTTTCTGCCTCTTTTTTATTTTGTATTGATATGTCTAATTCATCGTGCACCTGTAGATGTGGTAGTATACCTTCGGAATGTAGATCTATCATTGCTTTCTTTGTCATGTCTGCTGCAGATCCCTGTATTAATCTATTCAAGGCTTTGTACGTGTATGCTCTTCTGATCCCTGGTCCGTGTTCCGCGAGTGCATCATCGTGAGGCAACGGCTTGTGAATACCAAACTGATTTGGCTCCCATAAATGAAACCTGCATAAACGACCAAGAAGAGTTCTAACTCTACCCTTACGTTGTGCTCTACTCATCACTGCATCCATGAGCTGTTTAACAAAAGGCACCTTTGTATGATACTGTTTAAATAATTCATCAGCTTGTAGTTTGTTTACACCTAACTCTGCTTGTAATTTATTTTTACCCATGCCGTAGAAAAGACCAAGATTAATTGTCTTGGCTTGTGTTCTAGGTATACCGGCCATATCTGCTACAATCTTATGAAAATCTGCATCACCTTGCTTGTATGCATCAACAACATCTTCCACAGAGAAGAAACCTTGTAATGCTGAATAGTGAACTACAAGTCTTGGTTCTTGTTGGTTGTAATCAAAGCAGCCCCACTTACACCCTTCTTCAGGTATAAATAAACTTCTGATCCGTGGTCCGAGATCCTTGTTCCTTGCAGGTATCTGCTGTAGGTTTGGATTGTTCATACTGAATCTACCTGTAACTGTACCACCACTGTCACCACGTAGTTGATTTATCTCTGCATGTATTCTACCTTTGCCTGAGTATTTTAATATTGTATCTATAAATGTTGTATGTGCTTTGTTAATCTCTCTTGCTTTTGCAATTGCTTGCACAATGTTGTGTGGGTGATTAGATAAAAAGTTTTTAGTGAAGCTAGGTGCACCAGTTTTCTCTGTTCTGTCATACGGTAAACCAAGTTTATCAAACACTTTAGCAATAGATCTTGCAGCCCAAATCTGTACGTCTTGTCCCGTTTCAGCGTATATACCACCCAGTAATCTATTTTCTTCTTCTACCATATTTTGTTTTTCTCTAGCAGCTCTTTCTACATCTACACGTACACCAAGAAATCTCATGTCCACTAACACAGGGAAAAGTTTAGTTTCCATTTCAAATATATCTTCTATATCTTGTAACAATATTTCTTTTTTTAATTCTTGCCAAAGCTCAAATGTAAGTTGAGCGTCACGCTCTGCGTAAGCTCCAACGTACATAGCTGGTAGCTTGTACATTTCTGCTTTTGGATCTACACCCCAAGACTTTGCAGCTTCGTATAATGCTGTCTCGTCTTTACCTTTACCCACAAAATCTCTACCACAATTATTTAAATCGTATCTGTATCTATTCTCATCAACCAAAGATGCAGCTATCATAGTGTCCACAATCTTACCACTTATCTTTAATCCTAAAGCTCTTAACCAACACACATCATACATTGCATTGTGAAATATTTTTGTAGCTGGTGTATTAAGTTGGTCCTGTAACCATTTTAAAACCATCTTACGATCCATGTTGCCGCCACCTTCATGTGCTATTGGATAATATGCACACCAATCATGTGTAGCCAAAGATATACCAACCACGTCACCAACGCCTACAACAGAGCCAGAACCCATTCTCTCGTTTAAGTTTGGATCTTTTGTTTCTAAGTCTATAGCAATCTCGTCATACTTACCTAAATCTGGAAAGTCTGTTGGTGGTATCCACTCTGTCTGTGGTTTAAATATCATCTTCATATTTACATTCTCCTGCTATTGCCATGTATGCAGCTGCATCTACATAGGTGTCACTAGTTGGTTGACCAAACTTTGTTCTCGCTACTTTTAATAAAGCCATCATCACAGCTGCGTCGTGTGCTGTAATCTCTTTATCTAAATATGCCGACCATAATTTTCCAATGTTTGCATGATTTACTATTTTATCGCCATAGGTTTTTGCTCTAGGTCCAGCGATTAATTCTTTTGCTAATTGTAATGCCTCTTCTGTTTTCATATTTTATATCCTTTGTATATGTCTTTTGGTCTGATAACATGTAAATGATTTTTAGTTCTAGTTGCACCAACATAGAATAATCTATTTTCATCATCAGGATTTTGTTCGTAGTTTCTTTGTGTGTTTCTAGATAGGTCAGTCAAGAGAACCACGTTATCTTGTTCACCACCTTTTACTCCGTGTATTGTAGACAGAGTAATTCTTGGAGTAGAGTTTAACTTCTCACCATTTTCTCTCATCCTTCTGATATATCTAACTTTCTTCTGTGGTGCATTATCAAAAGCATTATACCATACATCATCTGTTTT